AAGGAGATGCACCAGAAGAAATTGCTCCTGCATCCATTGTCGTACCCATATCAGAATTGTCTTCAAGAGAACTAAACTCATCCATCGTTTTATATTTGATGTAGAGTTGTTTCTTTTCTTTTTCAATTCGTCTAAGGAATGCGCAGTATGTTATTTGAGTAAAATATGCAAATGGATTACTCGATTTTTCGTGATCGAAATTACTTGCATACATAACACAATTCTCAATTCCATCACTCACCATCTCTTCACGAAATGCGTAATTTATAAAATTTGGTCTATGCGATAATCTTTCTGCAATTTTTAGAAAACACTCTCCTGCATAATCTGGTATCATTGGCTTCTGTTCTTCACCATTTTCTTTACCATCCAAAAATGCATTTCGATATTCCGTCATAACTTCTAAAAACTTCTCATTATCTACATAATGTTGTTTTTTTCTAGGCATGATTTTAAATCCTTTCTTGAGTTCATTATAATATTATACTAAATTCTGTCACGAATGTCAAGTTTAAAATTAATTAAATTTAATCTTGACTTTTCTTGTAAAATCTGTTATACTGAGTCTGTACGATTTGTAAATGAAATTCTACCTACCCTTGATTGGAATGCTGTATATGCGATATGGGAAGTGTTCTGATGTGTATATTTTCACTCTCTCCATGAAATGGTTCAGAGTATAGTTTTTTCTCTCTGAATGCATTAAATCATCGGAAATGTCGTAAAGACTCGCAGCCTCTTTTGTTTCCGATTTCCTTAAACCTCGACCTATCGATTGCAAGTTTCTAATACGAGATTTAGAAGGAGAAGCGAACACAATGTTATGAATGTTCCTAATGTTGACGCCGGTACTGTATACACCATAAGAAGCACAAATGATTGCATCCTTCTCACCTTCGACAAGTTCTCTGACTTTTTCTCTTGAATCTGCATCTGTTCCTCCATAAACAAAAAAGATTTTCCTAGACGGATCAATGATATTTTTCAATATCGAATGTAAAATATTTCCATGCTTTTCTATGAATTGAAAAAGCACTAATGTATTTCCAGTAAGTCCTTTTACTAGATTACAAATGTAGTTGTTCCGTTCTGGATGTCCTACCAAAAAATCAATCTCCTCTTGATAGCTCATTCCCGATACTTCTTTACATTCCTGTTTGTTGTATTTGAGAACGAGACAACGGATTGAGATTGATGATAATGTTTTTTCCTTAATTAGTTCTTTGGTACTTGTCACTTTCTTCGTTGCACCAAATAACCCCTCTAATATTAATTTATGCACCTCTATTTCATCTAATGTTCCAGTTGTTCCGATTCTGTATGGTGCATTTTCCAAGTTCTTCATAATCTTGGTAAGTGATTTGGCCTTGTAAAGATGTGCCTCATCTCCTATTACCAATCGAAAATCTGTGAAGAAGTTCTTTTTCAACTCAAACAATGACTGCCATGTTGAAATTATTATTGGTTTCTCTGTTTCTTTTTCTTGACCACCAAAAATTTTATGAACATTTTCTTCGACTTGGAACGAATCATCTGCTTTTGCATATGCTTCAAAATCTGAATACATCTGACTTACCAGAGAAAGAGTCGGCACAATAACCAACGACTTCTCAGGGAAGTAATAACGAATCAGATAGTAGATAATGAGAGATTTTCCAGATGCAGTTGGAGACAGCAACAAACATCTCTGCTTGTCTATCGAATGTCTAACTGCAAAACTTTGGTAATCTCTTAATTTGTACTCACAGGGAAATGATGTAAGGAATTCAAAATATTCATCATTGGAGATTTTTTCAAAGTTATCTCCTGTATTGTCTATTATCTTATATTCACGATCATTCGCAAATCTAGATATCTCTGGTTTGAGTCCTGCGTAGATTCGATGATTGTCCATGTTGAAAAGATATACATATCCATCCCATTTCTTCCTTCGATACATGGGCATGAACTGATATCCGTTTGGCCGGAATCGAAAATAATGATTCAATTCCATCTTCACTCCAGGCTCACAGTTGAGTCTCACAAAGACTTCTGTGTCCTTTTCCATAACAATCTCAGTATTCATCCAAGACCCGCTACAAATTTCCTCCAATTGATTGCATTGTTGATATGGAAACTTCTATTCTCAATCATTGAAAGTACTGATTTCAAGTAATCAACTTTACCTTTCTGTTCATTCATAATTTTTTCGGCCTTTTGAAGAACATCATCTGCAGCAACATAGTGTCGTTCCAGTTCAGTTTTGGATATACGGATGTTATGATCTGGTGCTTTTCCGTTCTTGGAAATGACCACTTCCCATCTTTGCTGAAAGAGAACTTTCCAATGAGTTTCAAGATCACTCATTTTTCGTTTCTCTTTTGAGTATATGTCTAAGTATTTTTGATGTACGTTTGGTATGTTTAAAGATTCGTTGTCCAAATCTGTATCATCAATATGAGAGTCCTCCCCCCACATTTCCATAATTTCTTCAATTGTCATAATAACCTTAGTTATTCAATAAGTTTTTAACCTCATAATTTTGATAACGGAATGATGCCGTTGATTGAAAGTATTCTACATCTTGAGCCGAACTATCAAAATCTAATGCAGAAATAGTAATAGGAAATGCTTCATAAAAATGAAACTCCATTTGAGGATTCATGCCACTTGTTAATACTGTAAGAACAATAGTTGAATATCCTCCACCTCTTGGATGAAGTGGATTTGAATCTCTTAATACCCGATACTTTTCATGACCCTCCGCAAGACCCATTGCAATAATTCTATTATATATTTCAGACCAATTCTTCAAATGCTCATCGACAATAAACCGAACAGTCAATTCTTCAAACGAAACTTTATTTCCTGCAACGGGCAAAGTTGCATATGGATTGAATACATCTATACCCTCAATGGAGACGCCAGGTACGTTTACTGCCTGACAGAACCAAGTTAAGTTTGGTGCGTCCTCCATTGTCAGTCTGAAACTGATATTGGAAAGATAGTTTAAATTGTCTGGTGTTTTGTTTGATGCAGCCATAGATTCCTTTATACTATTACTATTTATTCAACAGATTTTCAAACTCCACGTAATTCAGATGTTTTCCTACGTGAAATATGTTATTGTCGAATTCTTCCTCTATCCTCTTATGTTGTCTGAATAACTCTGTAGTATCATATTCTTCAGTCATTGGTTCGTTTCTTGTTGAAAGAATGATATTATCCGCAGTTCTATTTAAGTAGTAATCATACCCGATACAATATATGTCCTCATTTGGATTTTGTAAACAGGCCAGTCTCATTGCTGCGGCTGCACTTGTATATGAGTCCTCTCCGCCATCTCCCCACCATTCTAATTTTTCTGTTGGCTCATTCGGATCTATCCAATAGATTACTGAAGTTTTCCCAGTTCCAAACATGACAAATTCATCTGTTCTTGGTTGTGTTTCTAGAACTTTTCCACCAGAAGGAAATGCCATTTTTAACATTTCATATTGCATTGAAGGAAAACGATCAAACATTTTGAAGTAACACTTGTTCTCTTTAGTGTAATCATCTCTACAAATATCCCATATCATTGGGCCCTCTTTACTGACCAAATGAGTTGGAGAATATTCTTTATACAATTCATCACATCCGTATGTGGTGTGATTATTCAGATGTTTTAAATTAAAGACGGAACGAGATGTTCCATTTGATATAACTACGATCATATCTCTCACATGAAAATGACTACAAATAAAAAAAGGGAGAGGATTTCTCCCCTCCCTTTTGAATCCCTACAAATATGTAGGTCATGAATTACATGAGGTTCGAGATACGAACTTTCCTGTAGTATTCATTTGTATTTGGCCCTGAAGCATTCAGGTTAGTTGCTGCCAAAGTACCATTACCAACTGTTGCACCTTCTGCGAATGGATTCCCTACGATTCCATAACGTGTCTTGAATGCAATTCGTGGTTGGAAACTTGCACTATCAACCGCACGAACCATTTGCAATGGAACATATGGGCAATAGAATATACCAGCATCCATAGGTGAAGAACCTTTGTAACCAACACAGTAGTATTCTGCTGCGTTTGATGCTGCATAAGGATCAACAAATACTTTGTATCGACCATTAAGAACACCTGCGAAAGTTCCTGCTGCTTCATCAACATTTAGATTTGTGCTCATTGCTGGAGCATAATCCAAGATTCCTGCCATTTGAAGAGCAGAAGCGACATCTGAAGATGTCATGATGATGTTACCTTTACCTCTACGTGTTCCCTTTGCAATAGCATTGGCATCACGTTCAATTTGCATCATTAGACCCTTGAACTTTTCAACCATCCAACGTCCATTGGAGTCTGTGTCAAGGTCAAATATTCCAGCAGATGAAGTACCGACTGCGGCACCAATCTTTGCGTTGATGTAAATCTTACGAACAACCTCACGATTGATCTCAGCAAGAATCTCACCAGAAAGAATATTTGCAAGTTCTGCTTCTGCATCAAGTCCATGAACAGCACGCAAATCTTGTTGAAGTTCCATTGAATAAGAACCCTTGAGAGCTCTTGTTCCAGCGGCAATTGAAATTTTCTCGATGGAGAAGGACATTTCTTGTGAGATATCAGTCTCACCAGCATCTGTCTCCATTCCGACTGTGGATGAGTAAACGTTTGCAGAAACGTTTCCTGTTCCATCAGTATGTACTAACAAGCCAGGTACATTCTTGATGTCGCCTGTTCCTGTTGCAGCACCAGATGTCTTATCTTGTGTTGCATGACCCGCTTCGTTGTAGAATAATTCGTCACCAGTTTGTGAGTCCATTCTAGCACGTAACGCAAAAATCAGTCCTGTTGGGCCTGACATTGGTTGAACACCACAAACATCATAAGCGATGAGTTGAGGCATTGCACGTCGCACCATACTGATCAAAACTGGATCAGCAAAGTCGATGCTTGCATGAGTTGGGTTTCCGGCACCACCTGCAAAGTCAGCTGCTGTTGTAAGCCCCATGTCAGTAACTGGCGCGGCTTCCATCAGCATTCCACCTTGACCACTATTTTTGTCAAGTGCAGCTTGTGCTTCTACGTTTTCTAAACAAATCGCGGTAACAGCTCTACGATGTGCATCCTTGATCTCAGGAAGATCTGGATGATCCAGAACTGGAGCCCACTTTTTGTTTATATTTTCTTGAAGTTGCATTTTCTAAACTCCTTAAAATTGTTTAAAGTTATTATTTACGAGCAATAGCTTTGCTATATGCTTCCATGATGCTATTCATCTTAGGATCAGAAACTTCTTCTCCGTCAGATGCATCTACTTGTTCAACGTTTTCATCCTGTTTTTTGTTGTCAGGGAAATAACTCTCCTTGATTGTTTTCACTTTTTCCTCAAAATTTTCGGAATCATCTTCGTAAGAAACACCTTCTACAAGTGACTTCATCTTTTCAGATTGTGTGTCTGCAAGGTCATTGCAAACTTCTTCTAGAATCTTGTCTTTACGATATTCGTTGAGTTCAGATTTAATTTTAATATTATCTTGAACCTTGTCATTAAGTTGTCCTTCTAAGTCTTCAACTTTGTCGAACAGATTTTCTACAATGTCAACCTTTTCATCAGGCACTTCAATGTAGTGTTCTTTGAAGAGATCTTTCAGACCACCCATGAATTCTTCTGTGATTTCGCTTCTTAAAGAACTCTCAAGTGCAAGCTCATTCTCTTTCATCCACTCTTCAACTACGTAGTTGAGGTATCCGTCAACTTTGTCAGTCAACTCGTCACGGAATGAAACGATTTCTTCTTGCAGCTCTGTCTGATATTCTTTTTCCATATCTTCAACTTTTGAACTTGCGATTTCCATCACTTTTTGATGAACTGCAGCTTCGAAAATTGTTGATGCTTTGGATTTGAATTCTTCAGATAGTTCTTCACCTTCTACTAATGCATCGATATCTTCTTTGACATTAATTTCTGGTACAGAAACTTTAATTTTCTTTTTCTTTTTACCTACGGCAACCTTATCACCTTCTGGTGAGGCATCATCTACTGTTTCTCCACCAAGATCTTCGGCTTCGATAACATCCATTAGGTCTTTGAAACGCTTAGAAACATCTTCCTTTTTGAGTCCATTAACTTTATCAAAAAGTGCGGAAATCATTGCAGTTTTAGTAGTAGGAACTTTTACTTCCTCCTTCTTCACTTGCTCCTCTTCCTCTTCTTCATCGTCATCATCTTCACCTTCTTCTTCGTCATCATCTTCTTTGACTTTAGCTTTAGGTGCTTCTGCTACGACTTCTTGAGTCTCTTCTGTTTCTTCGATTTGTTCTGGAGCTTCAACAAGTTCCTCTTGCTCAGTTTGTTCCAGAATTTCTTCTTGAGTTGTATTTTCCATAGAACTTGGTACTCCTAAATTATGGTATATTCTGTGTACATACGTTATACTGTTAATATTTATAAAATCACAACTTTGACAATAAATTTTTGAACTCGTTTAATTTCACTTCCTCGAGCTTTTTGGAAGGAGCATTTAGAATATTATTCTTTGCTCGTTCAACATCTTGTGCTTTCAACAACCCATTATCCCAAATCCATTCTCTTCCTTCCATAATACCTTCAACGAAAGCATTAGGTGCAGAAGGATCTGCGACAATATCTGCAGCTGTTGCAAGATAGAAGTCATTTTGCACAACTTGTGCATTCTTTCTGTCTGCCTTTAGTGTTCCCATACCTCTTGAGGAAACACCTAACCTAGCACCCTCATCGATAAGATTTTTAACAATCATACCATTTGGTGTGCCTAAAACTTTTGCCCTACCTACGAAATTCTTACCTTCTTTTTTCAAAGAGGTAATCATGTGCGATGCACGATCCAAATTAACAGTTGGGCCGTCTGGATGTCCTAATTCTCCAAATGCACGTTTTGGTTCAACGTACTCTCTGACATAACGATCTACTTCTTTTTCTAGGACAGGCAACGGATAAATTCTGCCATTTTTATTTTTTCGTTCTGATTGCATGAAGATACCCTCAATAAAATATTGTTTGGGTTTACCTTCTGCTTCAACCAAATCATATTCAACTGCTTCTGTAAGTTCGCAAATTAATTTCATTTGTTTATCCTCTTAATGTCTAATATGTGGACTATCGGTATGAGGTAAATTTCCACCACTAGCGGCATGAGCAGCCTGACCTCGTTCATATGCCCATCTCTCATCATCATCTTTCTTTTGTTTTCGTTTTCGATCTGCTTCTCTTTTCTTCTTTTCTCTTGCTGCTTTCATATCATCATCAGCATCTTCCAACACAGAAATCATTGTTCCTTTTTGTTCTTCACTAACATATTTAGCAGAATTGATTGCATTAGTCAATTCTCTTATTTCTTTTTCTTGATAAAATTCGTATAAAGATGACATGGTGTTCCTTACCTTACGTTGTCGAATGCAAAATCCAAGATTTTCAAGAACGACTTTGTGTCTTTGTTCATGTTGTCTCGCATTTTTTTCTTGTTAGTACTA